ACAACTTATAACATAGGTAGTGATAGTAGTAATGATCTAGTTAAGGACAAACCTCTTAGACTTATACAATCATTCTTAAGAAACAACTCAGTAACCCCTGCTGTTGATATTCCTATGACTATTATATCTCAACAAGAATATAATATCTTAGGTTCTAAGTATTCAACAGGTATGACTAACAGTGTTTACTATATGCCTTATAATACTTATGGTACACTTACTGTATTCTTAACACCTGATACTTCTACTGCTACTAACTATAATTTACATTTAACAGTTCAAAGACCTATACAAGACATCACTGCTGCTAATCAAACATTTGATTTCCCATCAGAATGGTATCAAGCATTACGTTGGGGTCTAGCTGGCGAGCTAGCAGCTGAGTATGGTCTAGATCAAAAAGCAGCAATGATTATCCAAAGAGCTGAACAATATAAACAAAGACTCATGGCGTGGGATGTTGAGAATGCTTCTACATTCTTCCAGCCAGATGTCCGTTCTATGAATGCTAAATTTAGATAATGCCTAATACAATTCGTCTACCATTTATATATCCTATTGAGTTTAGAAATGACTCAACTGAAAAGGGTTCTAAGATGGTTAACTGCTACATGGAAAAGGATGGGGAAACTGTCTATGCAGTTAAACGTCCTGGAGTTGTAGCAACAGGTATACAACCTGGTACAGGTACATCACAAGGTCTCTATGTATTTAAAGGTAACCTTATTAGTGTTATTAACAATACTGTGTATAGTACTAATTCAAGTAATGTAACAACAACAGTAGGTACTTTAACAGGAACAGTAACTCCTTGTTTCTTTGCTAAGACAGCTAATGATAGCTATTTATTCTTTCAAAAGGGAGACTATGGTTATACATATGATGGTACTACATTAACACAATTAAGTTCTGGTACTTTATATTCTGTTATAATATCAGCTGGTGGATCTGGTTATGTTCAAGTTTATCCTTGGACAGCCTCTATTCAAGTTATTGTAAATCAAGTTGTAAGCTATGGTGTTAACTCTTATGTTTATACTACAGCAGGTACTACAGGAACATCCCCTCTTACTTTTACATCAGGATCAGCTTCTGATGGTACAGCGACAGCTGCTTATCTTAATGTCTGGGCAGCTAGTACAACCTATTCAACAGGTGACTATGTAGCCTCTAGTGGTAATGTATACCTTGTGTCATCTGGTGGTACCTCAGGTACTACTCTTCCTAGTTTTGTATTAGGAACAGGAACTGACGGTACAGCATCATTAACTTATGTAACATCTTATTTACCACCTGTAGTGTTTGGTACAGTGTGGACAGCATCAACTGCTGTAACATTAAATCAACAAATATTCTATAATGCTAATTTATATACAGTAACAGTAGCTGGTACATTAGGTACGTCAGCTCCTACATTTACTAGTGGTAGTGCTTCTAATGGTACTGCTACATTAACTTATGCTGGTAATGCTGCTAAAGGATATGCAACTGTTACTTCTACAGTTATATCTGATATTACGTTATCAAACTTAGGAAGTGGTTATACAGTAGCTCCTACAGTCATTATAGGAACTCAATGGAAACCTACAACAACTTATCCTAATAACTTTCAAGTCACTTATAATGGTAACTTGTATACAGTTTTAATACCAGGTACGTCAGGTACAACAGGACCTACTAGTACTGACACTACAACTACATTTACTAATGGTGGTACTACAATGCTTTATGTAGGCCCTGCATGTGGAGCTACTAGTCAGTTAAATGGTTTTCCATCAGGTAGCATTGTACCAGGTGCTTCTTATTTTGATACTTATGTATTTATAATGACAAGTGATGGTAAGATTTGGAATAGTGAATCTCAAGACCCTACTCGTTGGAATGCTCTTAACTTTATTACAGCAGAGTCAGAACCTGATCTTGGTGTAGGTATTGTTAAACATCTTAACTATATTGTAGCATTTAAACAATGGTCTACACAATTCTTCTATGATGCAGCTGTTACTGTAGGATCACCTCTACTACCTAACTTAACATTCAACCTTGAGTTTGGATGTGCTAGTGGTAACTCTATTGTACAGATGGAAGAAACTGTTGTATGGATTGCTGAAGGTAAAGATACAGGTAAGACAGTACTCATGCTTAATGGTACTAGACCTATGGAAGTTTCTAACAATGGTGTAGAACGTATTCTTAATAATACTACTAACTTAGAAAATGTTAGAGCTTATAGTCTTAAGATATCAGGTCATTATTTCTATGTTCTTAATCTAATAGATGATAAGCTTACTCTTGTTTTAGATATTAAACTTAAACAATGGATGATATGGACATCTTATGTTAATGGTGCTGAAGATATTCTTGATGGAGTGTTCTACGCTTCTTGGAATAATAAGCATTATACTATTGACAATGTAGACGGAAAGGTGTATAATATTAATGAGAACTCGTATACTGATGATGCGGGTCCTATTCAATTTAGAGTAAGATCTAATCTGTTTGATGCTGAAACAACCAAGCGTAAGTTTATATCTAGGCTTGAAATAATAGGTGATAAGATTGGAACAACACTCAACATCAGACATACTGATGATGATTATAATACCTGGTCCGAGTATCGTAAAGTTGATTTAAAGACTGATAGAAGTGTTCTATATCAGAATGGTTCATTCCGTAGAAGAGCTTATGAGTTCTTTAACACAGACAATGTCCCCCTTAGATTACAAGCTTGTGAAATAGATGCAGAGTCAGGTTCCGTTTAAAGGAGCTTAAATGATTGAGTTTGGTGTAGAGAGTTTTGACCAAGCAGTAAACGATATACAAGAACTAATTAAACTTCATTACGAAGAGATAGCATTAAACAAAGATGTAATACCACTTGATCCTGATTGGGATAAGTATAGAGCATTAATGACTAATAATCTTGCATGTCTTATTACAGCTAGAGATGATGGTAAGTTAGTAGGATACTCTATATTCTTTGTAACAAGTCATCCACATTATAAGTCAACTATCTTTGCTAATAATGATCTTATATACTTACACCCTGACTATCGTAAAGGTATGGTAGGTGTAAGACTAATACAGTATTCAGAGCAACACTTGAGACAACTAGGAGTAGCCAAGATTCTTTGGCATGTTAAGTTTAATAAGGATTTCACAAGAGTACTTCATAGACTGGGGTACGTTGATGAAGATATAATCGTAGGGAAAATCATAAAGGATTAATTATGGGTATTTCAGCAGCAATTGGAGAAGTAGTAGGTAGTACTATTGGTGGTGACATTATAGGTGGTGCCTTAGTAGGTGCAGCTATTAGTGGTGTCACTGGTGGTAATATGCTTACTGGAGCTCTTACTGGAGGTATTGGTGGTGGTTTAATTGGATCTATGGGATCTGGTTTTGGAGCTGCTGCAGATACATCAGGATCACTTGTTACAGGTGGGGCTGCCTTAGATTCCTTTGGTATGCAAGTTACTCCTGGTATTCTTTCTGGTGCAGGTGCTGGTATGACTACAGCTGGTGTAACAGGTGCCTTAGGTGAATTTGCTCCTAATCTACTTACTAACACAGCAGGTTTAGGTATAGACTCTGCAGGAGCTTCTCTTGCTGGTTCTATGTCTGGTTCTGGTTTGTTTGGTAATACCTTTGCTGGTGGTTATAATCCTAATTCTTTATTTAATAAGATTACTAATCCTTTAAGTAATGTAACAGGTGGTGGTGGTCAGAAGTCAGGTGCTGGTAATCTAGCATCTCTTATTGGTGCTGGTATGAATGTATACTCAGCTATGAATGCTCAAACTCCTCAATCACCTAATGCTGCCCAACAAGGTGCTAATCCTTGGGCTCCGTATGCAGCTCAGTCTGCTCAGCAACTTAATGCTCTTAATCAAAATCCTTACCTAGCTTATAGTGCTCCTGGATATCAAGCACAACAACAACAAGCACAACAACAAGTAGGTAGAACAGGGGCTGCTGCTGGTGCATCAGCTTCAGGTGGTACATTAGCAGCATTGAATCAACAAGCACAGTTAACTGCTTCTGATTTCTTTAATACTAGAGTTAGTCAGTTATCTCAAATGGCTGGTGCTACACCACAAAACATGGTTGCAGGTCAAAATGCTTACAATCAAGCTCAACTTAATCAATCTATCTCATCAGCTAACCAAGCTAACTTACTTGCTTCTGGTCTTGCTGGTTTAGGTCAATCATTCTTCGCATAAGGAATTAATATGGCAACGATGTTACAAGCACAAAAACCATTCTACGAAATTCAAAGCGAGATGGCTGCATCTGAACAGCAACAACAAGCTGTTGAGATTAATAAGATAAATATTGAAGCTGCTAAACAAAAGATAGCAGATCAACAAGCTGCTAAGCAAGACATGATAAAAGCTTATCAGATGACTCAACAACAACAACAACCACAGCAAACTCCTGGTCAAGAAGCTCAACCAAGTATTACTGAGTTAGCTAAAACACAAACACAACCTACTTTAGAAGGTACTCAACCTACACAAGTTAAAGGACCTGATGGTACTCCTATGCCTTCTTTTATGGGTGGTCCTACTCAAGAAGAAGCAGCTAAGACTTCTGCTACTCCCGAGGGACAGAAACAACAACCTAAACCTGATGCTACTAAAGATGAACCAAAACCTATCTTAGAACAAATGAAGATGGCTAAGAAGTCTCTTGATACTCAAGATGAAGCTATAGCTATTAATAACAATGCTATTAAACTTGCTTATCAAAGAGGTGATGCTGCTACAGCTAAAGACCTTCTTGAAATGAATAATGAACTTAAACTTAAAAGAGCTGATGCAGAACTTAAGAGTCTTAATGTTACTCAAAAGGGTTTAGAGATTGGTGGTCAAGTAGCTAGTGGTTATTCAACTGCTTATAATCAATTCCTTAAAGATAATCCTAATGCTACTCCTGAAGAAAAGCAAGCTAAGTCTGATCAACTATGGGCACAGTTTATAACTAGTGGTCAAATTCATGGTGCAACTGGTGAAGACCTATATAAGTATGTAACACCTGATCAACGTAATCAATACTCAGAAGGTCTTAAAGAAGCTTCAGAGAAAGCATCTGATCGTGTTAAGCTTAAGATCAATGAAGTTAACAATGCTACTAAACTTCAAATTGCTAATCAACGTGATGATATTGCTAATAAGAAGTTTAATCTTGATAATAAATATAAGTCTTGGCAAATGAATAGTGGTGATGTTAAGAATGGTATTTCTATCCTTGAAGAGAAACGTAAGATTCTTGACACTGAATTAAAGACTGAAAGACAAGCAGCCCTTCTTGGTGATGAGAAAGCTCAAGCTAAGATTAATGCAGCTGAAGCTGAACTTGAACAAGTTAAACAAGAGATTACTAAAGTAGGTCAAAGACCTGGTGGTGCTAAAGCTATATCTGATGCAGAAGCTTCTGACTCTAAAACCTCTTTTGATTCTTCTAAGTTACCTGATGAACGTAAACAAGCGTTAGCTGCTTATAATGATCCTTCAGCTAAGCCTGAAGAGAAACAAGCTATTGCTAATGCTTTTAAAGCTGAGACAGGTGAAGACTTATTAAAAGAAGGTTCAGATACTAAAGCAGCACCTGCTGCTACTCAAGACCCTGAACAATTACGTAAAGAGATATTAAAAGAGATTGAAGTATTAAAGAAACAACAAGGTTCTAAAGCTCTTTTATTTGGTAAACCAATAGATGAAGTAGCTACTGCTATTAAATCTTGGAATCAAGATCAATTAAAAGAAATGAATAATCCTACAATCTTTGGTAAAAAGATACAATCAACAGAGTCAGCTAGAGAGGAACGTATTAAAGCTCTTCTTGATAAACTAGAAAAACTTACTCCTCAATAATGGATAAGTATCAAGCATTACTTGGCTCCAATAATGCTAGCTCTGATTTCTCAGCTAACTTACAAGTAGAGTCTAATAACAAACAACTTACATCTGAAGGTAAACCAGTTACCTCTTCTGCAGGAGCATTAGGTGCTGCTCAGATTATGGAGACTACCGCCCCTGAAGCTGCTGACGCTGCTGGTGTAGAATATAATAAGTATAAACTAAAGTATGTTAAAGACTATAATGTTAAACTTGGTGAAGCTTATTATAACAAACAGAAAGATAAGTTTGGTAGTACTGAACTAGCAGACGCTGCTTACAATGCAGGTCCTGGTGCTACTCAAAAAGCTATTGATAAAGCAAAGAAAGAAGGTGGTAATTGGAAAGATTATCTACCTGCTGAAACTCAGAAGTATATTCAATCTACTTCATCTAAACGAGGATCTCAAGAACCTCAACAAGAACCTACTACTAATAAGTATTCACAGTTCTTATCATCTAAACAAGAATCAACTCCTACTAATAAATATCAAGCTTTACTATCAGGTAAACAAGCTCAAGATCCTTCTCGTAAGATAAGTGGTGTAGAGACATTTGCTGAACATACTCTATTTGGTATCCCTGTATCTGCAGGTGCTTATGCTGGTATGACTTATGGTGCAGGGTTAGGTGAAGAGGTAGGTGCTCCACTAGGTCCTGTAGGGGCTATTGCTGGCCCTATCATTGGGGGTGCCCTAGGTATGTTTGCTGGTTCTTATGGAACCGATAAGATACTTAGAGCTGCTGGTCCTGAGTCTCTTAATAAACTTCTTGACGAAGGTTCTAAACAACATCCTTATGCAGCCTTTGCAGGCGATATAGCATCCTTTGCTCCTGTCGGAGGTATTGGTCTACCTAAAACTATTACACTAGAGTCTGGTAAAGTTATTAGTGCTGAGAAGCAAGCTGCTCTATTAGTAACAGGTGGTGCTACTATTGAAGCAGGTCGTGAGAAGGCTACTGGTGAACCTTTAGATCCTACTAAGATTGCTATCTCTGCTCTTACTATGCCACTCTTTAGTGGTGAACCTACTGCTATTGGTAAAGCTGTTACTTTTGAAAACATACGTGGTCTTGAGAATAAAGAAATGCTTTCTGATCTTCAGAAGAAAGTTAATGGTACTCAATACGAAGACATGGTTAACAAGCATTTAACTGAGCAATATAAACTTGAAACATATGATCAGTTTAAAGAAAAGAACATGCAGAATGCTTATAATCTTTATGTTCAAGGTTTAAAAGATGGACCAAGTAAACCTACCTTTGAAGAGTGGAGTGCTCGTCCAGATAAGACTGGTAGATTCTCTGATGCTAAACTTAAAGAACGTTATGAAGAAACTATTAGAGCTCGTGCATTAAACCATATTGAAACTAATTACCCAGAGCTTGCACGTCCTGATGTTAACAGTGCTAAATTACCTAAAGATACTAATGACTTCCGTGACTTCTTTTATCACTTTGTAGGTGCTAGAACTCAAGATGATATTATAGCTAATCATATTTATAGACTTGCAGATAAAGAAGGTATTGATCTTGCGATGCGTGAGAAGTTTCGTAAACATGCTGAAGAAGGTTTTAAACTTAATAAAGTAGAACAAGGTCTTTATGACAAATACTTTATTGAGTCTCTTAAGACTCTTAAGTCTAACATTAGATACTTAATGGATAATGGTGTTATACCTAAAGAGAAAATGGAAGACAACTTCTTCCCTCGTATGCTTAGTCCTATGGATAAAGAGACACGTGCTAGACTACAAAAAGAAGGTGTAGAAGATGAAGACCCATCATGGTGGGAATCAGTACGTGAGAAATTTGTAGGTAGAGACTTTGGTTCTCAAGATATTAATCGTCTTCAAAGTGCTGGTAAAGACCGTTCTTTATTTAGACTAGATAAAAAAGGTGGTAGCTCTGTTATCCAAGTCAACAAACAAGGTAAGGTAGTTGAGTGGACTAACGGTAAACGTAAAGTTATAGCTCAAGATGCTTCTATCTTAACATCTGATGGTCGTATTAAAGTAGGTGATAAAATCCTTGGTGGTACAATTAAAGAAGGTTCTGTTGAACATATAGAACAACATAGCCCTTACAAGTATAATAAAGACTCTATGGCTGTTTTACTTAAGAAGCTAAATGAATCACGTGAGATGGTTCGTGCTCATCAAATGCTTAATGAGCTTAAGAAGACTGATTACTTTAAAGCTAGCTCTCATGAGATTAGACCTGGTGTTGAAATACCAGAAGGCTTTGTAGTACCTAAGAATACAGATAAACTTCCTGAATTAAGAAACTATGCTTTCCATCCTAGAACTGCATGGATTATAGAAGACTTTGCTAGACAACGTAACCCTAATTTAATGACTGAGATGTCAGGTGTTCTAGTTAAGAACATGATGCTTAACCCTTTACCACACATCTTTAATGAAGCATGGCACTTATATAATGCTCGTGGTCTAACTGGGTGGGTAACCCCTGCTGGTATAGCTAGGTTTGCTAAAGGTATGCCTAAGGCTTTAAGATCTGTTATTGAACAAGACCCTGAGTATATTAATATACTTAAACATAATGGTTCTTTGTTAGCACCTAGTACTAGAGTTAATCCTTTAGAAGCCTCTATACATGAAAGAGCTCTTAATGAGTTTACTCAAGGTGGTGGTTTAAAAGAACTAGCATCTTACTTTGGTAGATCAGTTGCTGATATGTATGATGGTATATCTAAAGCTTCTAGTAAAGCTATGTGGATTGTCCGTGATACTATGTATATGCAATACATTACAGAGTTAATGGAAACTAAAGGTTTAAACCTTGATCAAGCTATTAAAGAAGGTGAACGTCACTTACCTAACTATCGTTTACCTGAAACAATAGGTGATAAAGTGATAGGTGAGAAGGCTGGTAGAATGTTATCAGAGACTTTACAGAACCCTAACATATCTGTATTTAGTAGATACCATTATGGTATGACTAAATCTATTCTTGAAACTATGAAAGACGTAGGAGCTATCCGTAAGGGTGCTGCTGGTATGGAAGAGTTTAAACAAGGTGTAGATACTATGGCAGCAGTCCTTGTAGCTACAGCTGCTCTCTATCCATTAATGGATATGATGGCTCAACACTTGACTGGTAACCCTGAAGCTAAACAACGTAGAGCTGGTCCTTACCATTTAGGCCATGCTATTGGTGAAGTAGCAGATGGTACTAAAGATCCACAAGCAGTTCTTAGTGCTATATTTACATTTAATCCTTTTTTACTTGCTTTAGTTCAATTAGGTATTGATCGTAATCTTTATAATGGTCAACACATTTATGATCCTATGAGTTCACCTGATGTAATTGCTCATGATGTTGGTAAGTATGTATTACAACAAGTACCTCAAGCTGGTCAAGCAATAAGAGCATCTGCTGAAAAGACTGATGAAGGCTATAAAGCTATGGAAGCTCGTCAAGCAGACATTGAATCACCTTCACATGTTAAGGCTCTTAAACAAAAGATGATGATCCAGAAACTTAAACTACAAGCTAAATTACATGACATGAAAACAAGGGCGGGTTTATAATGAAAGTATTATTACTAGATCCAGTAGGAGCCTTTACTGACTTTGCTATGAGACTGATTGACGCAGGTCATGAAGTTAAACAATGGCAGAAGAGAGCAATAGATGGTTCTCAATCTAAAATAGGTAAAGGTATAGTACCTCGTGTACTAAACTGGGAAGCCTTTATGGATTGGGCTGACATTACTATTCTTTCTGACAATGCTTATCAAATGCAATTCCTTGAGAAGTATCATAAGAAAGGTTACCCTATTATTGGTTCATGCCTAGATACATCTTATCTAGAACTACGTCGTGGCTTTGGTCAAGACATTATGGAAAGAGCGGGTCTAGATGTTATCCCTGGTCAAGAGTTCACTAATTATAATGATGCTATTGCTTACGTTAAAGCTAACCCTAAACGTTATGTATCTAAACCGTCAGGCGATGCTGATAAAGCGTTAAGCTATGTATCAAAGAATCCTGCTGACATGTTGTTTATGTTAGAGAGATGGAAGTCAATGGGTAAGACTAAAATGCCTTTCATCATGCAAGAGTTTGTTCCTGGTATCGAAGTGGCAGTAGGTGCTTGGATGGGCAAAGATGGGTTTAGTAAACTTAGATGTGAGAACTTTGAGTTTAAGAAACTAATGCCTGGTAACTTTGGTGTTAATACAGGTGAGATGGGTACTGTATTAAAGTATACAGAGAAGTCTACTCTATTTGATGAGACACTTGGTAAACTAGAAGAGTATCTTAAGTTTCAGAACTACAAAGGTTATGTTGATCTTGCATTTATCATTGATGAGAAAGGCTCACCAAGGCCTCTAGAATGGACTACAAGACCAGGTTGGCCTCTCTTTAATATCCAGGCAGCTTTACATAAGGGAGACCCTATTAAATGGATGTGTGACCTTATAGATGGTAAAGATACCCTTAAAGCTTCTGATAAGATATCTGTAGGACATGTTATAGCTATCCCTGACTTTCCATTTACTAAAACAACAGGTAGAGATCCTTCAGGATTTCCTATCTATGGTTTAGATAAGGTATGGGATGATGTTCATCTATGTGAAGTAATGCTAGGTAAAGGTCCTATATATGAAGATAGTAAGTTTGGGGAAGAAGAGATGTTTGTTACTGCAGGTGACTATGCTTTAGTAACTTCAGGTATTGCTGATACTGTTAAAGAGGCTGCAGCTAAGTCTATGGAAGTAGTTAAACAGATTGAGATACCTAGTGCTATGATTGTACGTGATGATGTAGGTGAAAGGTTAAAGGATGAGCTTCCTAAGCTACAGAAGCTAGGCTATTGCACAGACTTTAAATACGAATAATGGCTATACAGATACCTCCAATTCCTAATAATCCAATCACTGACGTGTTTGTATGGCGTGATTGGTTTTATAAAGTATCTCAGTCTTTAATATCACAAGCTTCTACTAACTTTGTTAACTTAAACTTTAGTGGTTCTAACTTACAGAGTATAGAAACAAGACAACACAATGCCCTTCAAGCTATTCAAGGAGGACAAGGTGGTCAGTATTATCATTTAACTGCAACTCAATTAGCTACAGTAACTTCAATACCTACTTTTGGTACTATGGCTACACAAAATTCTAATAGTGTTTCTATTACTGGTGGTACAATAACAGGTGTTACTATTCCTTATACCTCTATTACAGGGTTATCTACAGTAGCTCATACTGGTGCTTATTCAGATTTAAGTGGTTTACCTACAGGATTAAGTGTTACTATTACAACAGCTAAACTTACTGCTCTTGGAGCAAATGGTAGTATGACATTTACTAATGGTATTTTAACATCACAAACACAGGCGACTTAATGGATATTAAACTTAGACGATTTGAATTTGGAACTAACTACACTATAGGTAAACTTTATGTAGACGATGTATATTTTTGTTTTACATTAGAAGATAAAGTAAGACCTGACGGAGAGAAAATAGATGGACAAACAGCTATTCCTTATGGCACTTATACTGTCACTATTGATATGTCTACTAGGTTTGGTAGGCTTATGCCTCACGTCTTAAACGTACCAGGGTTTGATGGTATACGTATCCATACAGGTAACACTGATGCTGATACAGAAGGATGTATACTATTAGGAACTACATGGGCAGGTAAAGACTTTGTAGGTAACTCTAAGTTTGCTTTTGATCCGTTCTTTGAAAAGTTAAAGACAGCTAAAGAAGCTATCTTAACTATATATAAAACAGAATAAAAGAAGGGGGCATTGCGCCCCCTATTGAATTACGCTGTTGCTATGGCGGGCGTTGGCGTACCTTTGATGTATGTTAGAGCATCATCAAAGCTTGTAAAGACATTAATAGTTGTCTCAGGACGTTGTTCACCGAACACGTTCTTTTGTGTATTGACAACATAGCCATTGTCTACTTTGTTAATTACCACTGAATTATAATTCATACTTTCTCCTTTTCTCTAGTTAAATGTTACTACTACTCTTACAATGAATAACTCAATTGCCAGGTAATTCTTGTCTTCATTAGACAGTCCTGTCTCTGACGGATTGATTAATTCAAATCCTAAACCAACCCCACATATGGGGTGAAATGTTATATGCATTATATCTCACAACTTCCTCCGACACAAGCCAGTGTCTGACTTCCCTCGGTGTTATCATCACGTTCAATTAGCTCTTGCCAATTAATATCTCCTGGCATTTTAGAAGCTAATTCCTTATACTGCTCTTCATTAATATCTTCATAAGGTGCTTGTTGATATGTATGATTTGAATGAGGTAAGAAACTAATACCACTAACCTCATCAAAGTACTTCCATACCCATGCACCCACTTCAGGCCATTCACTATCTGTTACTGTAATAGTTACTGAAGGTTTATGTTCACACCAATGTCTTTGATAAATCAACCACAAGTTTAACTGCTCTATAGCAGTCATATCATTTCTAGTAATAGCATTCTTAGGAGCTTTTACAGGAAACGAGAATACAGCTGTAGAGTCAGGTCTGAATACTTCATCTTCAACTGGGATACCTTTTTCTTTAAGGAACGTGTACACAGGGTCCTTCTTATCAATTCGTACCCTTCTAATGTAGTAAGCGTTGTGTCTAGCATGAATGCCACTAGCGCTATCCACCAACTGACTGACTGTACCCGAAGGTTTAACACAAGTGATAGAAGCACTAGGAGGAATACCAAGGACTTCAGAAAGTTCTTCATTTGTTTTTCTCGCGACATCTCTTAACCTTTCTAACATTTTAGGATCAGGTTTGTTTGTTAATTTACAATCCATGATACCAGTTAAACTTACACCTAATAACCTTTCTTCTTCAGTATTCTTTTTCCATTCTTCACTTAGAAATTGGAAAGATGTGAGAGTGGACTGAATTGTACCGAGTATTGTAGCGAGGGACACTTTATTAGCCAAGGTAGCTTCGGTATCATTCCCCCGTACAACCACTTCCGTAAGATTGCAGAACTGTTTATCACGGAGGATAATTTCTGAGCATGGATTGGTGCCATAGCTGAGAGTTGTATCTCGTCTCCCCCACTTTCCTGCCTGATTCTGAGAAGCAACACGATTAAAGATTCCTCGTTCACCTGATTTTGACTTAACCAAAGCGAGCCATTCTTCCATGAAAGTTTCACTATCGGGTCTTTCGGTGTAGGCCACACTGTTGTTGGCAAGTCCTCTGTAAGGGTAATCGTTATACCAGGCTCCTGACTTTGCATCTCGCATCCTTTTATCTGTTAAGTTACTTAAAGAGATTAGAGCAGATCGTCTTACACCACCTACTACTACAATCTCACCAATCATACACATGATGTCGTGTACTTCTAAACTATTTAACTTTCTTCCAGCAGATCCTTTACATGTATCGATTGTAAATTGGAACAACTTACGCAATGGATCAGGGCCACTTGCTCGTCCTCCGAATGTTTTGAGTCTTGCTCCAGAGGGTCTGATCTTACTATAGTCAACTTTAGGGATGTCACCTTCCCACAATGATGACAATAGCTTTTTAAAAGCCTTGGCCCATCCGAGTTTTGAGTCTCCAATAGAGATGACATCATCAACCTCCTTAAAGGAATTAGGTAGTGGTGGCAGCTTGTCAATCTCTTGTCTTTCACATGAGAAACCTACTCCAGTACCATTCATTAGTATGTAAAGAGCTTCAGAAAAGGCTCTTTTGTTATTAATAGCAAGATAAGCACAGTTATAAGCTGCAATGTTATCTCGTTCTACTGCCTCACCTGCGGTCATTAATAGACGCATAGATGGCATAACCTCTAAGTTTACAATAGCTTCTCTTAAGGGTTCCCATATATCTTTAGTTCTACCAACTAAAGTAGGATGAGTTTTAGCATGAAGATAGTTAACTAATCTGTCAACAGTTTCTTCCCAGGACTCACGACGTTGCTCTGTTTCTAAGTAACGAGCATATCTACTCTTATGGATAAAGC